TACCCACGCTAATATATTAAGTATCGTCATTTTTATCCTCCTTTGGATTATTATTAACTTGTTCTTTCATGCTTTCTGCTAAAGCTTCTTGATACATATTTAAACTTGGCATAAGTTCATCAATTTCAAACTGATGTTGTCGTATTTTTTTTGTCAAGCTATTTATATGTAATTGTATGTTATGTTGTTGAGCTGTTAATTCAATTTCAACAGTTTCTTTTTTAGCTGCCATAATTAACTATTAGATGAGATGTATGCTTTACCTGTAGTAATAGCATTTGTACAATCAGTTTTTTTACTGCTTGATGAGCCTTTAACATTAGGTGTATCGTCATCACTATCAACAGGTGCATATTCTAAAATAGTTTCTAAATGGTCAACATTTCTTTGTACCATTTCATTTATTTCAGTTTGTGTCATGCCTTCAACATCCCAACTGCCGCCATTAACACCATTAATTAAATTAACGCTGTCCATAGCATTTGTTAAACATTCTGTAACTGTTTGTGCCATATTATTCTCCTTCGTTTAGTTTAGATTTTAATTGCTCTACTTGTGCAGAAAGTTCTTGTATTGATTTTACTAACATAGGTATAAGAGCAGTTTCTGCAACTTCTTGTTGTCCACTTTCCATTACACTCCACATTTTAAATCCATCAACAATTTCAGGATGATTATCTATAGCTTCTTTTACTTCTTGTGCTATAAAACCATGATTAGTAGTAGAAAACTTATAAGGCTCTGTTGAATCTTTTTCATATCCTCTAAACTCTTCTGGTAAATCACCTTTGTTTTTATATTTAAAAGTTCTAGGTCTTAAATCATTTATAAAACTTAATCCTGCTGTTGAGTCTTCAATATCTTTTTTAACTCTTCTATCAGAAACAGTTGCCCAAGATGCTACACCATGTTGAGCTCTTATATCTGAACCAGTAAGACCAAGAGTTGTGTAACCTGTTTCTCCTACAACTCCAAAACCTAAAATATTAACATTATTAGTAGTACCATCATTACTTAATGTATCACCACCAATTATGGTATTAAAACTTCCTGTTGTGACATTACTAGCATTATTACCTATAGAAATATTATCTCCTCCAGTAGTAATAGCACTACCAGCACCATATCCAATTGATACATTTTCATTACCTGTAGTTATTGCATCGTTAGTAAAATTACCATAAGAAACATTATAACTACCTGTGGTTGCTGTAAAATTTGCTCTATATCCTATACCAGTATTATGAATACCAGTAGTACATTTTTCTACAGCTTCAAAACCCATAGCTGTATTTGAATCACCAGTAGTGTTAAATCTTAATGCACCCATGCCAAATGCTGTGTTGCCACCTGCTGTTGTATTTGCCTGTAGTGCTACATATCCTACAGCAGTATTAGAACCACCAGTTGTATTAGCAGATAAAGCATCTCTACCCATAGCAACATTTTGGTCTCCTGTGGTATTAGCATCAAGACAAGTAGAACCTACTGCTGTGTTATTAGAACCTGTAGTATTTTGTTGTAAAGCACCTTGCCCAACTGCTGTATTTCTTGCTCCTGTGGTATTAGCATCTAAAGTAGCAAAACCAAAAGCAGTATTATTACTAGCTGTAGTATTGCTATCTAAAGCAGATGTACCCATCGCAGTATTTGCTTCACCTGTGGTATTAGAAAGCATGGCTTGATAACCAACAGCAGTATTGTGTGAATTTGTAGCACTTGTAAAGTTTTGATTTGTTAATGTTTGATAACCAATAGCAACATTTCTACTGCCTTTTGTGTCAGATTCAAGTGCATGATTTCCTACTGCAACATTATTTGTACCTGTAGTAAGTCCACCTAAAGCACCATATCCAAGACCTGTATTATCTGAACCTGTTGTACAAGCATCTAAAGAAAAAGGAGATAAACCTGTATTTCTTGTGCCTGTAGTGTTTGACAGTAAAGCATTATATCCAACTGCTGTGTTGTAATCTGCTGTGGTGTTAGCATTAAGTGCTTGTGAACCCAAACCTGTATTATATTGACCTGTTGTTGTTTTTTCTAACGCAGTAAAACCTAATGCTGTGTTATGGTTAGCATCATCATTGTTTTGTGTATCTAAAGCAAAATAACCTACAGCCGTTGACCTACTTCCTGTATCTTCTGCAGTAAGAGCATTATATCCAACAGCTACATTAAAATCACCAGTAGTTATTGCAGCACCAGCATTAGAGCCTATGGCAACATTTCTAGTTCCGCCACTTTCTATTGCAGCACCAGCACCATCACCTAATCTTACATTGTTACTACCATTTGTGCTTGTGATAATCTGACCAACAAATGTAGCATTACCATCATCATCTATCGTTAATCTATCTAAAGCTGTATCTCCATTTCTTTTTGTTTGTATTACAAATTTACCACCTGAACCTGCATCTGTACTTACATTAATACTTGCTAAAATATCAGCAGCACTTGCTTTTTTAAAGTGTAATGAAGGAGTATCATCAACATCAATAGTTAAATCACCAGTTGTTATAGTGCTACCTAAATCTGTTGTGCCTGTTACTGTTAAGTCACCACCCACAGCAGCATCATCTGTTACTGTTAAATCATCAGATACAGTTAAATCATCTACTGTTGTAGTTCCTGCTAGGTTTAAATCAGTGAAGGCATCAACTATAGCTGCACCTGAACCAGCACCATCAGAATAAACAGCTTTCACATGACCTGCAGGTATGGTTACATTAGCACCACTACCTTGCGATATAATTATGTTTTGTGAACCGCTTGTGCCGTTTTCTATAAACCAAAGCTTTGATACTGTGTTTGGTCCAATAGTAATAGTACAAGCTGAATCAAGCGTACCTGTATATTTTAGGTAAATTGATCTACCAGGATCTGTTGATCCGTCAGCTATTGTGGTTGTATGCGTGTCTGCATTTGTAGTAATCGCCTCTGTACCAAAGCTAAAAGCCTCAGCTATAAGTTCTAAGTTTGTATTGGTTGTGGTTCCCCATGATCCCGACTGATCTCCAGTCGCCATCTCCTCAAGCCTTAAATCATTTACGTATGTTGATGCCATATTTTATGCTACCTCTTCCCAGTTTGGGGTTTGTGTTTCATTAATTTCAGCAAAGGATGAACTTTGATCTGCATTTATATTAGCATAATTTTTCGTTTGTGTATCATCTATTAGTCCCCACACCAACACATCAGTTACAAATCCTGTGGCTGAAACCCCTGTTGGCACTACGTTTGCTTTAGATATTGTGGTAACTGATCCTACACTTCCTGTTACACTAACGCCTGTAATATCAAATTTTTCGTTATGATGAACGGTCACTGATCCCACTGCTGAAGTTGCAGAAACACCAGATATTATTACATTTGCCTCTCCATCTACATCAACTCCAACGGTGCCAACTGATCCTACTGCTCCAGGTGCATTAGCAACTGCATCGCCATTGACACCTACGCCTCCTATAGCAGATGTGCCAACTTGTGAACTAGGTGTTACATTTGCTTTTGCAACTGTAGATACGGTGCCTAATGCACTTGTCCCCACTTGTGTTGACGGCGTAACATTAGCTTTTGCTATAACCGTAGCTGTGCCAAGAGCACTTGTAGATGATTGTCCTGTAAGAGTTAAATTAGCCTCACAATCAAGAGTAGGAGTTCCTACTGCTGTGGTGCCAACTTGAGAAGAGGGAGTTACATTAGCTTTTGCTACAACAGAAACAGTGCCTAACGCACTTGTAGCTGCTAATCCTGTAAGAGTAACTGGTAAAGCTTCATTCCAAGCACCCTCACCCCAAGTGCCTCTACCCCAACCAGTTATGTTAGCCATAAGGCTAGGCTATTCTTATAATAGCTGTACTTGCTGCTGCGGCTGGAAAAACAATAGTAAAATCACCTGCTGTGGATGTTTTGTCTCCACCAAAGTCGATTGTAGCTACAGATGCGTTGCTATCAGATGAATTGTAAATCATACAACCTCTAGCTGTGATTGTAGCTGTACCAAAGGTTAGATCAGCAAAATCAGTGAATCCTGTTGTGCCACTTGAAGTAGGATCTACTCTAGTTAAATTACTACCACCAGATGTATAGTTAGTACCACTTGCTTGTCCTGTTGTAGTAAAAGCTGTAGTAGCTGCACCTAAAGTAGCAGAGCTTGTATATAAAGCTAATTTAAAAGTATCTCCGCCTGAGTTTTTAAAGTTATGCACAGCTTCAAGAAGTTCTTTTTTAAAGCTAGTGGTTAATGTTGATGTAATAGCCATATTAAATCCTTTTTATAATATCTGCTAACTCTGTGTCTCCTTGTTTAATAAAGTCTTGTATCAGAGTAGCTTTATAGGATTTTAACGCATTTTTTATATAAATCAAACAAACCTTATAAATCAAATCTTTATACGCTTTTGCTTGTTCTTGAATGTAAGGATCTTCACTGTCACTACTGCTGACTATTTTTTCTGCTAATCTTTCTGCCCAAAACTCTGGCGAGTGACCACCATAGTTAGAAGTTTTAGCTTCTATTAAGCCTAGTCCAGGCATTCCTGCTGGTGTTATTTCATCTACCATTTTTTTGGCTCTGGTGGTTTTAAATGACTATCATACCTATCAGCTATTTGAGGTAATATTTGTTTTTTTTCTACTTTAAGTTCACTAAGTTTTTTTAATTCAATTCCTTTTTGATCTACAACAGGAATATAAGGATCGCTTAAACGATGATAACCGTACAATCTTTGTTGCCCTGGTATGTTTGTATCTAGCAAAGAACTACTAGATGCTACCTCTACTTGTATTCCTTTATCCATACACTTAGCCAACCAAAATTCAACACAAGCTCTGCCTGACTCTGCAAAGTGTAAATTATTTTTGTAAGAAAAATCCATACCAAATAATTTTATATTAGCCACATTATTCCAATACGCAAAAGCTATAGCGTAAGCTACTGTATTGTTTAAATAATGACAGTTGGTTTCTTTAACTATTTCTTTAATAGGATATTCAACTAAATTTTTACATCTTTCATCAAGTTGACATGTATATATTGGCTTGTCATGATTAATTAACAATTCTTTCATACAATCTGTTTGACCACCTGCGTCTTGCGTATCTAAAAATCTACTAGGTGGATCCATTGCAAATACACGATCATGAAATATTACTGATGCTACCGCATTTATAGCCCACACTTCATCAAAGTGTACGCTGTGTGATTTTGCTAAATTATAATCAAACCAACTTTTGCCAAGACCAACAATAGCTATAGTTTTACCATTAAGTTTTTTTATGGGTTTCATCTCTCTCCTTTTGAAACTTAAGTTACATTAGTTCTTAATGAATCGTATCTGTATTCATCTCTCCTTCCACGTGCCTCTGCAAGATTTTTCAATCTATTTATTTCACTTGCAAAGCGTTGCTCGTATTGCTGTAGTAAATCATTTTCACCTTTCATAAATATGTAAGCTTCAACTAGACTTCCATATAGTAAAGCGTTTCTAGCATTGTTAGATACCCAAGTGCCTGTGGTATCTGTAACTAAAGAATTTGGTTTGAATAAATAATGGAGCTCAACACTGTAATTAGAGTCAGGAACTGGACTAACAATAATTGTAGAGCCATTGTTTGATGCTGTAGATAGTTCTTTATCAAAGTCTCCATAATATTTTGGTAAACCTCTTAAAGTTGAATCAGTTGGATCAACAGAGTATTCACGCATAAATGATGGATGTTTTTTATCTAAGTAATGATAATCTCCGTTGCTGTCTATAACTGCTAGAGAAAAACTTGTTTGATAGTCTGTAGGAGTTGTAAGGTAAGTATTGCCTGATGTTAATGTACCTGTTACATTTTTACGAAAAAAATCAAACTGTACTAATTCAAATATTCTTTCCTCAGCATTTTTAATAAAGTCATCTAATGTGGCTACGAATGTGGTTTCTGTATTCTGAGTATAGTTTTGTATTAATGTTTTTAATTCTGATAATGTCATGTTGTTATTGTAACCTCGCCAAGTGAAGCTGTCATTTCATAACCTAATATCTTAGATCCTATTGGATCAGCAGTCATGGATGAATTAGTATCGCTGTCATTAGTATAAACCACTCCTTCTCCTATTTCTAAATCATTATTAGGTCTAGGTTTATATAAAGCTTCAGGATCAGAAACGTGTGGTAATGGCTCAAGCTGTGGATGTTTTGGATCAAAACAATCTCTACAGGTTTTTGCTCCGTTCCACTCTTCTCTTAATTGAGATAGTTTGTATTCAAAGCCACACCTATCGCAAAGTGCTATTGCGTATTTACCAGTAGCGTATGCCATATTAGTATCCGTTTCTTAGGTAAGGAGATATTCTAAAAGAAGCAGTATCTTCGTCTTGAGACATGGCTCTTTCAAACTCGTCTTCGTACATTTGTTTTAACATGCCTACTCTGTCTGGTGCTTTCTTAATAGCTATGTAATAAGCAAGACCTGCTGCGAAACAAGGGTAAAACCTAAACGGCATGTCCATAGTGTTGGTAGCTGTATCAGCATCGTCCATTCTTACTAACTTATTAAATACTAATACATCAGTGCTGTTTTCTGGTGTTGGCCATATATTTAAAACAGGACTAACTTGTTTGTCTAAAAAAAATTGATTAGGTCTAGCTTGAGTAGATTTAGTTGGAATATTTAAAAATTCACTTCTGCTAATTTTTGTCATTTGCAAATCAAGATTAGTGCCGTCAGTATCTCTTCTTAATGAGCAATCTAATATGTCAATAACATTAGAATCTAAAGTATATTGATTAGTACCTTTGGTTACAGTTTGAGTTGCTTGTTCTATAGTCCACTGATTAAGTCCTCTGTTTGCCCATTCAGCTAACATAAGGTTTATAGATCGTTTTGCTGTTTTAAGATCATACCCTGTTCTAAGTTCTAGCCCACATCTTTCAAAGGCTTCTTCAACAAACTCAGTTACATCTGGTTCAAAATTAGTGCTATTTGATGTTGCCATTTAGTCTTCCTCTGGAGCATATAGATTGTTGAATGTTATGTTCGGATCCATATAACTCTCATGTTGTTCTGCTGAATGTATCCATTGTGAAGGCATAAAGTCTGGTGCTCCTTCTCCAACACGCCATAAAGCAGGGTTTGTAGCCCTAACTCTGTTATTAGGTAAAGCTACAAAATTACCAGTATATTCACCAGCGTCTGTTAAATATAACACATGTGATTGTTTATGTTGAGCAGAATCATCAGCTATTGAGTTTTCTGTGTAATCTACCGTAAACAAATATTTGCCTGTATAGAAGTCTCCACCTATCTTACAAAGCCAAGGTGATGAACTAACTCTATCCATAGTAACTACACTATGATGATGACTAAGACAATCCCAAGGCTGTGCTAAATGATCTTCCATAGGAGTTGGCCAATCTTGTAATGGTATGTCTGCAACTAAAGCTTGAATAGGCATTCTTGCCCACATAGCACCACCGTGAATATTTGGTGCGTCTTCTTCATCGTCTATTTCACACCCAGTAAAAACTACTTGAAAACTTAGTGATCTATCTGGAATAGTATTAACAGCAATAGCAAGAGCATGTAGATACTCTCCATGATAATTGCTGTGGTTAGCTGTGAACTCTTTTCTTACCCAGCATTTAAACTGAGGTATATTTGAAATCAAATATGACAAAACGCTCTCTCCTTTGTTGTTGTGAAAAAGTTACTAAACCTTTCCACCCTTAGCCATATACTTAGTGCCTTTCATAGCACCGCCTTTCGCCATATACTTTGTACCTTTCATGGCTCCACCTTTTGCCATGTATTTAGTACCCTTCATAGCACCACCTTTAGCCATATACTTAGTCTTCTTGGCTGCACCACCTTTGGCCATATATTTAGTTCCTTTCATAGAACCACCCTTAGCCATATACTTGGTGCCTTTGACCATTCCGCCTTTAGCATAGCCTTTAGTTCTTTTATACATTATTCACTCCTATGAATATTTAGTTTTCTTTCTTCTGTTGCTCATTACTTTACCACAACCTCTTGCAATTTTTCTAACTTCTCCACCGTTCTTCATGGATACTTTAGCTTTCTTAGTATTAGCAACAACAGTCTTACCTTTTCTGCCTGCTGCTTTTTTCTTTCTTGCAGTTTTAGCTCTTTCTGCTTTGCTTAAGCTTTGTGCTTTTGCTTTTGGTAAACAACGATCTGGATTCTTTTTATCTTTACTTGTACCACATGGACCTTTGATAGAGCCGTCAGTTCCGATTCTTACCCACTGTTGTTTTCTCCACTCAGCTAACTGTCCCATTATCTCAGTCTTTCTTTCATAACGATACCTTGTCCTCTTATATTAACAAGTCCACCGTTTTTCATTTTTTTCTTTTTACCTTTGCT